CCTTCATTGGCATTAGCCCTTACGAGGATACCTTTTGCCGTCTAGACGGTGGGAAAGACCACAAACAAATTGATCAACAATTTCACGTGAGAAAATAAACAATACATTTATTTAAGTAACAATGGCTCAACAACAATCAGATGCCTCTGCCTCCCTTACAAGGGCGGGGCAATCTAATGCAACCGGCAACGAAAGGGCCCTATATCTCAAGCTCTTTTCAGGCGAGATGTTTAAAGGGTTCCAGCACAACGCCATCGCTCGTGACCTAGTCATGAAGCGTACGTTGAAGAACGGCAAATCTTTACAGTTCATTTATACGGGGCACACCAAAGCTGAGTACCATACTCCAGGAAATTCCATTCTTGGTAACAGTGATGGTGCACCGCCAGTAGCTGAGAAGACTATCACCTGTGATGATCTCCTCATTTCTAGCGCCTTCGTATACGAACTCGATGAGACACTTGCTCACTATGAGCTTCGCGGAGAAATCTCCAAGAAGATCGGGTATGCTCTTGCAGAAAAGTATGACCGTTTGATCTTCCGTGCTGTAACACAAGCTGCACGTAAGGCTAGCCCTATCACTAAAGCTGGTTTTGTAGAACCAGGCGGAACACAGATCCGTGTTGGTAGTGCTAATACCCCAGCTCAATCAGAAGCATTTAATGCTGATAACTTAATTGCTGCATTCTATGATGCTGCTGCTGCCCTCGATGAGAAGGGTGTAAGTTCTGATGGACGTTGTGGTGTACTAAACCCACGTCAGTACTACGAACTAATCCAGAAAGTCGGAGACGGTGGACTGGTTAACCGTGACGTACAGGGTAAAGCACTTCAAAGCGGCCAGGGTGTTATCGAGATCGCCGGCATTAAAATCTACAAGTCGATGAACATCCCATTCTTCGATAGGTATGGTGTTAAGTACGGTATCACTGATGGACCTGCTGATCCTGGTAATACTGGATCATTCGTGAACCCACAGATTGAATCCGCTAAGACTACTGATGGTGGTATTAACACCGAATCAGGTTATGGTCAAGGTGCTCAGCAATCTGATGGCACCGCCACTGGTGGAGATGGTAACTTCAACCACTCCTGCGGCTTGATCTTCCAGAAAGAAGCTGCTGGTGTTGTCGAAGCGATCGGCCCACAAGTACAAGTTACTAGTGGAGACATCAGCGTAGTTTATCAGGGTGACGTAATCCTTGGCCGTCTGGCTATGGGTGCTGATTACCTGAATCCTGCTGCTGCTGTTGAACTGTTTGCAGGTAATGCAACAGGCAACTCTGCTTGGTAATTTTATTACATTATACATGGGGACCTTCGGGTCCCTTTTTTTTATTTATTTATTATGCCTTTTCCTACCACTAACGCTACAGAAGAACTACCCGCTATTAATGAAGTCCTGGCGTCAGTTGGTCAGGCTCCTGTCACCACGCTCGATCAAACCAACCCGGACGTTGCGATTGTATACAACACACTACTTACAGTGTCACGAGAAGTACAGGCAGAAGGTTGGACATTTAACAAAGAGTTCGATGTACCTAAAACTACAGATGAAAACAAAGAATTCAAAATACCAAACAATTATCTACAAGTCGATTTAACTCATAACAGTACTAACTATAATAAACATGTAGTTAGACGTAGAAAACCTGGAGAAGAAAGTACTAAACTATACGACGCATATAACCATACATATGAGATAACATCTGAAGCATCTGGAGATATTAGATTAGACATCACCTTCCACTATGATTGGATCGACTTACCTATACCTATACAAGATTACATTGTAGCTAGAACAGCTGCAGTTGTATCCAGTAGAATTGTAGGTGATACAGATCAGTATCAAATACTTCAAAATAAAGAAGTACAAGCTAGAGCTACCGCCTTAGAGTATGAAACCAATCAAGGAGATTATACCTTTTTCGGTCATCCTGAAGGCCAGAACTACTACAACAGCTATCAACCTTATCAAGCACTTTATAGATAATGGCAGCAGTAACGCAAATGATACCTACTTACTTAGGCGGTATCTCAAAACAGATAGACAGTAAAAAGAAACCAGGTCAAGTTAGGGAATGTTTGAACGCTTACCCTGACCCTACATTAGGACTAATTAAAAGACCTGGTACTAAATATATTAAGACACTAGCTACTACAGCGCTGGCTGATGCTAAGTGGTTTTACATACACAGAGATGGTGATGAGCAGTATATAGGACGTATTAGTAAAGGTACTCCAGGAAACATAGAAATATGGAACGCTCTCACAGGTGCTGAATGTACGGTAAATGATCATACATTCACTATGGCAGTGGATGATCCTGCCACCGTTTACAACTTAACAGTCACCTCACAAACCACAACAGATTGGGAGATTGACAGTGGTGGAGTTGCAGGTGATAGAACTGGTACAATTTTTGTCACGACCGATGACCCTACACTGGCAATTAATATAGGAGATTCGATTCATTTTACCAACAACACTGGTGCAGAGCCATTTTGGATAAAGACTGTAGAAGGACCTGGTACAGTTAATCCAGTACCTGAAGAATGGCTAGAGGGATCAAATGGGATAACGACTGGTACACTTGTTTTTACTCCTAGAGCTGCAGGTACTTATTATTACAACCACCAGACCAATGTCGGAATGGGTGGTATTATTAACGTAACAGGTGAGGGGTATAGTAAAAGGAATGTACCTATATATGCTGGAGCTGGTCAAGGTACTACTGGTACCGGAATGACAGTTAACATTGTTTCAACACATGGTAAGATTACAGATGTATACACATGTACACCTGGCTCCGGTTATCTCGTTAATGACACCTTAAAGGTATTAGCAGCTGATGCTGGTGTACCGGAAGATGTAACTTTTACTATTACCGCTATAGGTACTCATTACTTACAAGCATCAGGAAGTACAGCAGATAATCCTCAACAAAACTACGATGTACTAACAGTACAAGATACTACAATAATAACTAATAAGACAACACTAATAAAACCTGAAGATCCACAAGCTTACACCGCTAATAAAAAAGCAACTGTACGATTAAAGCAGGTTAGATACGGTTCAAAGTATAATGTTAAAATAAACGGTAGTGAAACGGTAGACATCATTACCATCATGTCGGACCCGGCAAACGCCAACTCAGTGTTGAATTCAGATGATATACTTGATCAGCTAATAACAAATATCGGCACCCTCGGCATAGCAGGAATGAACGTACAGAGACTACCATCTTCTCTAGAGTTAAATTGTTCATCTCCTTTCACTATTGAAGCTGTTGATGATGCTGGCCAAGAGCACTTAGAAACATTTCAAGAACAGGTGAATCTAATTTCCGATCTACCTAACCAATGCGCTCATGGTAGATTAATTAAAGTCATTAATACAGAGAAGACTGACGAGGCTGCTTATTGGGCTAAGTTTAAAACAGAGCCTGATACTAATGGAGTACATCCAGCTACTGGTCCTGGATTCTGGGAAGAGGCCGTAGATCCTAATGTATCTACTGGACTACTTAATAGTACAATGCCTCATGAACTATTTAACCCATCAGCAAATGTATTCGACTACCAGGGTATCAATTGGAAAGATAGGTTAGTAGGTGATGATACAACTAATGAACATCCTTCATTCTGTAATACTGTTGAACCAACAACCATTCAACAATGCTTTCTATATAATACAAGGTTAGGTTTTCTAACTAAGGATAATGTATCACTCAGCCAAGCGCAGGATTATTATAACTTTTACTTCACTACAGCTTTAACTAGTTTACCTTCAGACCCTATCGATCTAAGCTGTTCTAGTGTTAGGCCAGCAGTACTACATGGTGTAGTGCCTACTGCACAAGGTTTAGTACTTTTTAGTAAGAATCAACAGTTCATAATGTTTGCAGCTGATGGACCTCTTACACCAGCTACAGCAATCATTCGTTCTATCTCTAACTATGAGATGGATACAAAGATAGATCCTGTAGACGTTGGAACTAACATAAACTTTGTCAGTAAGACACCTAGTTACTCACGTATCTTCGGTATGCAGACACGGGGGTATGAAGAGAGCCCAATCATTCAAGATATTAGTAGGGCTGTAACACAGTGGATTCCTGAAGCTATTGATTCTATGTTATCTAGCCCACAGAACTCACTAACTGGAGTTTACGGTAAAACATTAGATAAACTTTATTTATATAGAGTTTATGCTTTAGGTAAGGAAGAGTTAATGCAATCCTGGTTTGAATGGAAACTACCAGGAAAAATACAATACTGCATAATCGACAACGATACTATGTGGACAGTTGTATTAAACGATACAAGGACGATTCTACTAAAATCTAGTATCAGTAAATCTACAACAGAAGATGTTATTGTTACTGATAGTGGGTTACAGGTTAATCCACATATGGATATGTTTAATGCTGCTAGTTCAGTTAGATATAAAGATGTAAAGGAGATTATATCGGTTGGAGCATCACAAGCACAACCTGGTTACACATCTATACCTCCAGTAAGTATATCACCACCAAATGATCCTGATGGAGTAACGGCTACAGCAGTCGCTGTGCTTGGACCTCCTCCATACACTACTGGAAATGCAGTGCTGGATTCACGCTGCCCTGTGACAGGTTTCACTATTACCAATCCAGGTAGCGGTTATACGGGAACACCTGTTGTTACTGTTGGTACTGAATGGCAGACAAATACAGCATATAACGTCGGTGATCAAGTAAGGGCCGGCCCCAGCCCCACCCAAGGCCACATGATATACACATGTCATAATGCGGGCACCTCAGGTCCTGATAAACCTGTCCACACTGCCATGACGACCGTGGTCAATGATAACATCGCAACCGGGCTCGGAGTTGATTGGATGGCTATGGGTTTTTATGCGTTCAACTACGCGACCATAAATGAATATGACGGCTCAAGATGTTATCTACCTTATACAGATATAGAAGAACTCAACCCTGTTATAGTACTTAAAGGTTCTGGTGTAACTGAATCAGGTTTTACAATTAAGCCTTTTAGAGAAGTTGATGAGAATGGAGATGTATTCCTAGGAGTACCTAGACTGAACTTCTCTGACCAGGCTTCAGATGTTTATGTCGGCTATGAATATAACTATGATGTAGAGCTACCTAAGACGTACTTCAAACTACAAGATGAGACTGTTGACTATGCGGCTAATTTAACTATTGCACGTATGAAGTTTGCAGTAGGGTTATCTAGTGGTGTTGGGTTTAAACTTAAGAGTAAAGGTTACAGAGGAGAATCTTACTCATTCTCAGGAACCGCTAATTTACCAACAGATACAGAGGCTACACACACTACCTTCACTGTACCATTCCCACTAAAAGAGGAAAACGGTGTAGTAGTTAAAGTAGATAATGCGAAACAACTTGCTAGCACCGCTTACTCATTTACAACTGATAGTAATAATAACGGTGTAGTTACTTTTAAATCCGGTTACGTGCCTACAGGTCATACACCTAAACACTTAAATGGCGCGTCTGGATATGAAGGCCATGATAATATCAGTGGCGGCGTTGTAGTTGGATCATTAAATGTACCTACTCTAACAAACAGTATTGAAGGAACTGGGATGACAGTTGATACTTTAGTCGATTCAAGTACTGGAGAAGTTACAGAAGTAAAAGTTGCAGATCAAGGATCTGGGTATAGACCGAATGATGTAATGACAGTTACTGGAGGACATATAAATGCATTTACTTACGACTGGGATCCTCCCAGCCCTTTTTATAACTGGAATACCACTGGCAATTTCGGCGGTAACCCGTACACTATCGTAGAAGATTGTGATACCTCAAACCTTTCATGCAATAAATATACTACTACCTCAGTTAACGGTAAAGGAGCTGAATTTTTAGTAACAATCACAGCTGGTTCAGGGGTTGTACAAAGTGTCAGCCTAGTAAAGAGAGGTAGGGGTTTTGTAGTAGGTGATACAATTACTATAAATGGGTATGACTTAGGGTACGCTAAATATGGATTAAGTGGAAGTAATCCTAATGACATCATAATAACAGTTACACAGGTTAATCCAGATGCTACATTCGTAATCGATACCTTACCTGCAGATATAACTATAACTACAGACACTTGGTATGATGTACAACCAGTGCAAGAGGCTAACCAATACTTAGCAGACGATGTACCGTTAGTAGAGGAGAATATGTTTACTATCCCCATACACCAACGTACAGATAATTTTAACTTACGAGTTTTCAGTAACTCACCATTTCCAGTATCACTTAACTCAATGATGTGGGAAGGAAACTATTCACGTTATTATAGGAGGACTTAAGATATGGCATGGGGAGCGGTAATAGCCGGAGTAGGAGCAGTTGTAGGTGCTATTGGTCAAAACCAGCAGCGAAATGCAGCTCAAAAAAATGCTAATAAGCAGTCCAAACATGCTAAAGAGATGGCTGAATGGAGCTGGAAGGAGACTAAAAGAAAGGAATCCTATGCTCAATATCAGTTAGATCTTAACAGATTAAATGAAGAAAATGTAAGAATCCTCACTGATCAATCTGCACTTGATAAGTATGAGAGGGCCTTATATATCAGAGATTATGATTATAGAAGTAAGGTAGAAGCTTATAATGCCTCTGAAGCTCAGTATGCTAAGCAGCTGGACTACAACAGAATGGGATCTCAGCTTGCTAAAGATGAGCAACGCTTATGGCTGGAAGAGCAGCATAAGATGTTACAATTCCAGTATGAAGACATTGCTTTAAATGAAGCAAAATCGAGAGATGGTTTCGATATCAACAGACATGGTCTTACACTAGAGCATAGAGGTAAACGTGCTGAAGCTTCTATTAAATCCGTAGAAGCTTGGCTGAAAGGTTTAGATGCTAACGCTAAAGCTAGGGTAATAGGTCAATCTGGTAGAACAAGACGGAAGAACTTACAGAGTGTTGCTATGTCATCTGGTATGACTCAAGCATTCTTAAATGATATGGTTACTAGATCTGATCAAGCATTTGCAGTACAGCAGCAGAAGAACTATAATACGTATATAGAGTCTCGTAGACAAGCTGAATTGGATAAGAGGAAGACAGCAGCTTCTTGGGAAAGCGCTGTGGCACAGAATAAGGCTAAACTTCTTAGAATTGAATACGATCAGTATGGAGCAGATATGGCAGCAGATAGTAGGCGTATAGCACGTCCACCAAACTACAGAGATCTACCACCGATTACTGCACCTTACTTCGCACCTCAAACACACATCCCAGATATATACAAGAGCACTAAACCACCTGGTCCTGTAGGAGCACCTAACTTAACAGCAGGATCTGGTCTGATGATGGCAGGCTCATTTATAAATGCGGCAGCAGGTGTAGCAGCAGCTTATGATCCTGGTGGTGCACATAATCCACATAAACAGCAAGGATAATAACTAAATCCACCCACCCAACACAAACATACCATTATTAAATAAATGGCACAATACCGTTCGTACGCGAGCCCAGGTCAATTTGTTGGAGGAATTAAGGTCCCGGATAAGGCTACGGCCAAAAGACAAGAGGACAAAGAATTCGTCCAAGAATTAAAGCAACAAGATAAAGATTTAAGTGAACGTGATGCAACACTATTAGCAGCTTTAAAGAGAAAGTATGAGAAAGAATCATCAGCTAGAAACTTAGTAGAAAAAACTAGGCGTGAAGGTGTTGCAGCGGAAAAAGCTCAGCGGGAGAAAAACGCTAAGTTGGAAGCTGATTTCGCTGAAATGGAGATGAAAGCCAATGCCCAAGTTTGGGAAACTATGGCTGAGTTGATACCTTCTATAGGTAATAACATTATACAAGCGAAAGAGAATAGGAAGAAATATAATGCAGACCAAGCTTATGCTGCTTTAGATAGAGCTGGGATGGATACTGAACAGTGGAAAGAGTTTGAAAGTATAACACTTACATCAGATCAGTTCTCCAGTGGTAAGCAGGGTTGGTTAGTTTACCTTAGAGACGTTGAGGAGATCAAGTACCCTCAGTATCTGGACATGATGAATGGGGTCGGGGGTTGGGGACTCGGCACAAAACGCGGCAAGTTAGTCCATTTAGCCAGAAACTTCCCTGCATGGTTAATTGCTAATGGTAATAACCCTCTTGACGATCATGGTACGACTCTAAATCAAGCTTTAACTTCTACAGAAATCACTGATAACAAAGGTCGATCAGGTCTAGTTGAAGCTGAGATAGCTAGATATAAAAGGGAGGTACTTGGCGATTTTAACAAAGCCTTCATCAATGACACGGTTCCAGATCTTGAGGGTGAATTCAACCGATTACGTAATCAGGCTGCTAAAGTAGGCCTTAAACAGAGTGAAGAGTTAGGGAATGAGCTGGATGAACAGGCGGTATTTGGCGACATGAATGCTGGAGCAGTCCCAAGAAAATACGCATCAATTACGGATCCCATCGCTCAGTTTGCTTACCTTAGACTTGTACATGAAAAGGCAGGGGTTCTACTGGAAGCTGGTAAGATTACAGAAGAGCAGATGGGGCAACTCTTTAGTATGCCTGTATATACTAAAGCTAAGCCTGGCGTTCCTCAATCTCTGGAAAAGGCGTTCCCTGGTAGATATAATGAGTTAATGAATGCCATTACTGCTCGCCAAAAGAGTCTAAATGAAAGGTACCGTGTGCAAGATACGGAACAGAAATATGAAGATAATGCACTATTAGAGGCAAAGTTGGAGTACATTGGCAGTTTACCTCTAGATCAGCAGGCCGAAGCAATTGAAAAAGAGCTTATGGATCCTAATAACCCACAAGCTGTAAAAGCTGGTCTTAATACCTTCGTAAATAACGGCGAGACAATTAGGAATGATGTGCAAATACGACAGCTGCAGAGACTGGAGGCTGCTGGTATCCCTTTCACCAGGGAGATGGCTGAACGGATGAATTTGAAAGGGAAAGCAGCTCGATACGGGGCAGATCTTCTTAAAAGAAATCTACCTTCAGTTGAGTTCGAGAAAACAGCTAAAAGCTCAATACGTAATTGGGTTAATAGAGCCACAGGAAGGGAAAGTGAGTTTGATAATGGACACGATCAGTCGCCAGAGTTACAACGGAAAATGCTGCGTGACTATAGAGAAAGGCGCCAGGCATATATCAAAACAGGTAATTTAGGGCCAGAAGCAGCTCATCAGAAAGCTTTAGAAGATCTACAGGAATCCTTTAAAGCTGGTATAGATGAAGATAAACCTGCACCAAACGATCATCCTTACAAATTCAGACCGGATCCAAACAACCCACTTGCAGGTAAGTTTATAAATATATCTGGGTCTGGGTATAATGTTGAAAGGACACCTCTTAAATCAATCGCCAAACTTCATGATAAGCATGGAGATAATCTTGATAAAGTTCCTAATACCATATTCACTAACACTGACGAAATGTCAAGAACGTGGATACATTCAAAGACAGTAACTCAGAAGGATTGGAATAGGGCTATCGCAGTTTCAGAAGCAACTGGTACTGAAACGGATACCCATGTAACCGTCATGTTAAACCAATGGAAAGCTAATATGGATCAAGCACCACCAGCATGGCTTGTTAAAGCTGAGGAAGCACATAAACAAGCACTAAACTTAGGAGTAAGTAAGAGTACACTTAATAAAACCAGATTACCTGGTGAAGATCCAGAAATACTTAGACTGCGGGCGTTTAGTGATATTGAATCATCTTCCCTCCCAACCTATACAGGAGACCGTGATGGATATGACTTAGGAACTGATGTATCGTTACCTGAAGGCACTCCTATCACATTACCAGTAGATGTAACAATCGGACAGTCTGTAGACGGATTTCCACACGCTCACACCGAACCTCCAGGTACTAAGTCATTTGGTCATTCTATCGGTAACTTAATAACAGATCCAGATGAAAATGGTGCGAAAGTAGCACTAATGTTTGGACATTTACAAGACGTATCACCTTTAGCTGCTTACCCAGTTGGCACAAGAATACCAGCTGGAACTATTATTGGTTATTCAGGAAACACTGGTAGTACTTCCCCTGGTGGCCCTGGACTGAGTGTTCTAACTGCACACGGCACTATTTTAAGTGGAGCAAGGTTTACTCCAAATGATTTTATGAATAAGATTATAAAACCTATGTACAAAATGTCAACAGTAGTACAACAACAGCCTAATAAACTAGACACACCTCTAACAGTAAATGAAACATCAGTAACTGGTCCTGCCGGTACTACAGTTGATATGGTACCAGTAGGTAATGCACCACCCGTCGATGCAATACAAACAATGCTGGACTTCGGTAAGACGAAAGCTGGAAGTGATTACCTTAAGACTTTTAAAAACCATTATCAAAATCAGAAGGGGTAATTAATGACAGATTCATATAACCCTGGCTTAGAAGCACTAAGAGCCCAGGAAAATCTAATACAAGAACAGTATGATGAAGAGCTGCGTGAAGAGCAAGCAGCTGCTCAAGAAAGAAATATGCAGCAAAAGGAAGAAGCGTTAGCAGAGAACCTAGCTGAAGCTCAGGAGAATGAACCAAGTTTCGTGGTGGAAAGCATTGACAGGCAGCAAGACTCAATAGAAATGAAGCAAGCTGCTATAGCTGGTGTCGTTGATACTGCCCTTGGTCTTGGCACCATGATGGATAAGGCTAACCCATTCGGAGACCCATTAACAGCTGTAAAGAATGTATGGGATAAGGCTAACCCTATATCCGAAGAAGAACCAATGCACAAAATGGTTCGTAAGATATCTGGAGTAGCTATACCTTCATTATATGGAGGAGGCCTACTTTCAGGAGCAGTTAAATCCACAGCTATGTGGGGACAATTAGGTGGTAAAGGTAAACTACTAACTGATATTGCTTCCCACTTAAGTGCAGATCTAGCTATTACAACAGCTAGTACTTCTGCTACAGATGAAACATTAGGAACAGTACTAAATGAGAACTTTGGTTGGCATGTACCTTGGGGCACTAAATCAACAGATAGCCCTAATGTTAAGTACTGGAAGCAGATGTTCGAGACTGCGGGATTATCGGTAGCAGGAGACTTAATTGGTGTACTGTTCGGATTCGCTAAGAATACAGGTAAAGGTACTAAGTATGTATCTCAAGGATTAGAAGGGGAAGAGCTACTAGCTAAGCGAGATGTTAGAGAAGCTATTGTAACTCAAGAAGCTACGATGACTCCTGAGATGCAAGTACTTATGGATCAAGTAGAAGAGTTAGGACCTTTAGGCGAGGAATTAACATCTGAAGGTGAAGCAGTATTAGTAGATATACTTAGACAGATGAAGCAGTTAGAAGTAGATGAACTGCCGTTTAAAGAAATAGATGAGTTAATAGATACAAGGGTAAATAAGAATCTAACTGAACAACTGCAAGCAGAGGAAGGTATTCGTCGCTTAGAAGCAGATCCACAAGGTGTTAGAGGATACGATCCATTTACTCAGCAGCCGTCTTCTGCTATCAACAAAGCTATGCCTCACCCTAAAGCAGATCCTATTGAAGCTGCCGCTGATCTTGCAGAAATAAATAAGTATCCAACACTTAACCCAAGACCAGCGCCATTTGTAACTGAACACTTTCAGAAAGATTTCATGCAGGCTGCTGATGGGACTGAAAGAGCATTAGCACTGAATGATTTATTCTCTAGTATGCCTAAACAGATAGACGCTATTAGAGAAGGTAAGGTGTTATCTGCAGATGATATGAAGAAAGCAATTGATAATCTAACTTCTAACATCTTAGGTTCTGATGTAAAAAGCTTTGCTAAAGATCTCAACTCACTAAAGACAAACATCCAGAATGGTCAGAAGTTCTTAGATGACGAAAGCTTCATCGTATTATCTCAAGCATTCAGACAAGCATTTGATGATGTTTATAACCCTAATAATATAAGAGCAGCTGCAGTAATGATGCAGCAGGCAGGTCACACTGTCTCAGACGCATCTAGAGTTGCTAATAGTATGAGTGATTTCTTCGATGTATCTCGTCAAACAGAAATTGCTTTTGATAACTTAGAACTAGTAGCTACTGAACTCAGAGCTAATCAGTACATCGCTGGTTTCTCTCTAGAAGCTAAGAAACTAGTCAAGAGTACAAAGGATAACCCACGTTCTGCAATTATACTACAGGAGCACAGAGAAGCCTTTGAAGAGGGATTACGTCTCAACAAGGAGAAAGCTAGAGCTACTATCGCTACACTTAAAGATATCACTGAGAAGCACCCTCACTACCGTAAAGCGTTCACTATGGCATTTGATGCTACTAATGGTGACGTTAATACTTTATCGAAGATGTTCGCTTGGGCAGATGAGAATCTAGGTATAATTCAGAAGGGTATTTACGATAGAAACCCACATATCCCGAGTCTTATTTTAAAGGGATTAAATGGTGTTAGATACAACTCAGTGTTAAGCGGACTATCTGCTATTAGAGCAGCTTGGGGTAACGCTACTGTAATGATGACTAAACCAATATCAGTTCTAGCAGGTTCAGCCGTTTCTGGTGATTCATATCAATTTAAACGTGCTTTAGCTAGTTATGGTGGCTTCATGGAAGCTGTAACAAGAGCTAGAAAAGTAATGGCTAATGATTGGGGACTAGCTGTTAGTAACCCTCAAGAAGCTATGAGAAGAGGACGAGCAGACTTAAACTTTGAAGCTGATCAGAATCTCGAAATCCTAAATTCAATGAAGGAAGGATTCAGAGAAGATGGTAAATTAGGTAAAGTAGCTTTAATTAATATCGCGCAACAGCTTTCTAATTTTAACAATAATCCTGTTGTTAGATATGGTGTTAATGCGATGTTTGCTATTGATGGATTCACGAATTCAATGATGGCAAGTGTTAGCGCTAGAGCTAAAGCTTATGATGAGTTGTTTGAAGCCACTAATGGTGCCTTTAAACGGTCTGATTTTAATAAGCTTCAGGACAAGTTATACAGTGAGGCATTCGATTCTAACGGTGTTTTAACAGATAAAGCAGCTAAACATGCATCTAGTGAGATTGCGTTAAACCTTGATAATGAGCTTGTTAATAAGTTTCAAGGTTGGATGGATCATGTTCCAGCATCTAAAGCCTTATTCATGTTCATGAGGACAGGTCTCAATGCAGTTGAGTTAACATTCTCTTACACACCAGTAAGTAACCTACCAATAGGTATAACGAAGGCTCAACGTCTATTTAAAGCTAGAACAAATGATGAGATACTAGAAGTATTAGCTGAACATGGTATCGATAAAATGGATCCATTAGCGTTAAAAGCGCTTAGATCTGAGCATATCGGACGCCAAATAATGGGCGCAGGTCTCATTACAGGTACTGGTTTAATGGCCCTCAACGGTCAACTTACTGGTAATGGCCCACAAGATGCCGCTGAAAGACGTAGAATGAAGGAAATGGGTTGGAAACCCTTATCCATTAGGAACCCTTTCACGGGACAATGGCATAGTTATAAAGGTTTTGAACCATTCCAGGCAATCATGGGACTTACTGCTGATATGGTTTACCATGCAAATCGTGTAGATCAGGCAGTACTAGAAGATGGATTCGCGAAGTTAAGTCAAGCGATTCAACTTAATGTCACTAATTCTACTTTCATGAGTGGACTTGAGCCTTTAGTCGCTTTACAAGCAGGTGATGAATCAGCTTGGGCACGATTTACAGCTAATAATGTAGATTCACTTATTCCATTCTCAGGAGCTAGGGGTTTACTATCTAAGATAATTACCCCACAACTTAAGGATGTAGAGAATGAATGGCTGTATCAACTAGCTAATAGGAATAAGTATTTATTCAATCATAATGCTATTCTGAAGGATGCTGTAGATGTCTACACTGGGGAGCCTATAAGGTACTTTGAACCATTAACTGCAGCAGCTAACGCATTACTGCCTGCATTTAAAAGCAATGGTGGTATGGAACCTTGGAGGCAATGGCTATTGAATACAGGTTGGGATGGCTTGCAGATCATGCAAACTAATCCACTTTCAGGAGAACCTGTAGATCCAGCTACACAACAGTGGCTTAATAATTGGATTGGAACTAAATACCCTCTTGTTAAGCGTATTGAAGAGATGATGAACCATCCTAAACAATACTGGGACAAGCAGATTGAATCCTATAAGAAGGGTAGAGGTAATCAAGAGCAGAAAGATTTCCCAATTAAACAGTTAGTCGTCCATCGACATTTAGATCTATTACATAGGAGAGCACGCGCAGCAGCTTGGAAAGCTTATGCTAAGGAGCAAGAAGGTAAAGCAGATCTACTACAAGGTGGTTATAAGACAGAAATTAAAGAGCGACTCCGTAGAGGAGACGTTAAAGGAGCTAAGATAAAACAACAACAGTACTTAGACATCATTAACATAGCTAAATAAGCATTATGGCAGTCACATCGAATACAATGACTGGGATTGATGGGAGCAAAAAAGTGTTCCCATTTACATTCCCATACCAAAATATATCAGACATCAAAATTGAACTCGTCAGAACACCTCATTCAGATAATACAGCTGGTGGTGTAACGAAAACAGTTTTAGATAGTACAAAATTTACTCTTGCCCCTGATGCTGTAACCGTCACACTATCTGAATTCTACCCAACTTCAACGTTCCAAGAGAACACCGGTGCTCCTAAAGCTGCTACCTCAGGAGCTAATGGATACGTTGTAACAGGTAAAGTATATAGAGATACAGATTCATCTAAACTAGGTGCAACTTTCTACCCAGGTTCAGCGATCCGTTCTACAGATTTAAACGATAACTTCACTCAAAACTTATATGTAACACAAGAAGCAGAAGAATCAGTTATTGAATCGAAATCTGAATCAGCTAATGCTGTTGCTGCAGCTGAAGCGTTTGTTGCTAAAAACATTGGTACAGATGAAGCACCTAATTGGGTGACTCGTGGTAACGCTGGAACTGACTCAACTGGAGCAGCTGACCCTAAAACAGGAGTTGGTAAGGCTCTATATGATGCAGATCAAGCCTGGCAAAACGCAACTAAACAAGCTGGTGTAACACCTCCTGGTGGAGCTAATGCTGCTATCACTATTGCAGAAGCTACTAACGATACAGTCGAACTGTATGTAGCAGATTCAAATGGATTAAGGGGTGGCGGTACTAATGCAACGACTGACCCTCAAGGCGTTCTCTATGCTGTAACTACTGCCGATGCTGCCTTACAGACAGATGGCAGTAATAAGATGTCAGGTGATATCATTTTTGAGCCTAGTGCATACCTCTTTGAAACAACGCTAACACCAAGTAATCAGAACTTGGCCAGCAATCTAACCATTGAATTACCTCAATTAAGTGGTGTATTAGTTGGAACAAGTGATCCTCAAGGTAAGATTCTAGCTGATAATATTAATAACGATGCAATTACAACTCCTGCTATTGCAGATGCTGCTATCACTAATCCACTTTATGCTGATCATAGTATAGATTCAGATAAATTGACAGAAGCAACAGTTGTAACTTCTACTGAACATGCTACGGCTACTGCTAACGATACATCGTTCTATACTACTGCTGCTTCAGATGCTAGGTATTTTAATATAGATAGTGGTGAGGAGATAAGAGCAGGTGAAACTTGGACTGGTGATGATGCTACAATAGCTACAACTGCTGCTATCGATGATAGAATTAGAGATCTAGTTGACGATGTTGGTGGATTTGTACCATTAGCTAGTGAAGCTGATTTCCCAGCAGCTAATCCAGATGTAAATGACCCACCTGGAGGCGGTACTATTGTTTCTATTGGTGTTTTAGGAGCTTCATATACTCCAACTGCTGGTACTTGTACTATTCCAGATGCCACTCTGACAAACATTACGGGAAGCGATGTTACAATTACAGATTGCGGAACTACAGTGTTATCTGCAGGCTACGGATGTTTGGTAGAAACGACTAGTACTTTGCATGAATATAAGTTCCATAGGCTAACACCTAAAGCTACTGAAGTAACTACAGTTGCAGGTCAAAGTGCACAAATAGCTCTACTAGGTACAGCTGATGCTATAGCTGACATGAATACATTAGCTGTGGCAGATGTTATTGCAGACATGAACACACTTGGTACTGCAGATATTGTAGCTGATATGAATCTACTAGCCACTACAGGAACTGTCGCCGATATGGCAACTATTGCTAGTACTGCTGGTTTAATTGCTGAAATTGGTACAGTAGCAGGTATACATGCGAATGTAACTTCTGTAGCTAATAATGAAGCTAACGTCACCGCTGTAGCGACTAATGAGACTAATATTAATGCTGTAGAAAATAATGAAGCTAATATAAATTTAGTTGCAGCTATCGATGGCGATGTCACTACTGTAGCTGCTGTTGACGGTAATGTAACCACTGTAGCTGATAGTATTAATAGTGTCAATCATTACGCAGATACCTATCAGGTAGCTGCTTCTGCTCCTGCTGCGAGGCCAGATACAACCACACTACAGGAAGGTGATTTATGGTTCGATACTGCCAACGATCTACTTAAAGTATATACTGGTACTGCTTGGAACACATGCACAGCTAATGCTACAACTCTAGTTGAAAGAGCTGAATACACAACTAAAGGGGATATACTATTAGGTACTGGTGTTGGTACACTTACAGCCGTAGGTATTTCCGGGAGTGATGGTAAATTCCTTAAAGCAGATAGCGGTACAACTAGTGGTGTAACTTGGAGTACTGTAGCTCAAACTGACACTACTTATTCTATATCCTGTGTAGATGGTGATAATACAGATGAAGAGAAGATCCGTCTAACTACAGGTGGTAGTGGGTCAGGAACAGACGACATTGTTTTAAAAGCTGGAACTGGTCTAACTATTTCTAGAACAAATGATGTAATTACATTTACAGGCCAGAATACGTATACACACCCTAATCATGGTGTGTCTGGAGGTGGAGATGCAACATCCTCAGCAGACGGTGATATAACCATCAGGAATGACGCTATTACAACAGCTAAGATCATTGATGATGCTGTTACAACAGCTAAGATCGATGATGGCGCTGTAACAGTTACTAAATTAGCTGATGCTGATCTACAAAATCTTGCTGGTTGTCAAGCTGGTGCATCTGCCGCTCTTGCTCTTCTAACACAAGCAGAAGTAGAAACACTAGATGATCTAACAGCTAGTACAGCAGAGCTTAATCTATTAGACGGAGTAACGTCTAGTACAGCAGAACTTAATAAACTAGACGGCTTCACCGGCCAAGCAAGTGATCTTAATTACTGTGATGTAGTAACTGCAGGTACTGTCCAACTACTTAAAGCAGCTGTTGTAGATGCTAGTAAAAATATCTCTGGTTTCAACGATATAACCATGGTTGGTGATTTAGTATCATCAACTGGTGATATAACAGCAACTGCAGGTCGTGTTACTGATGAGGTTGGAGATGTAAGAAAAGCTGGACAGAGAGGTGTAGGTGCTGGATTAGCTACTACACTGACTATAGCGGATCGAGGCCATATCATATACATGGAAGGCGGCCAATGTACCATCCCAGCTAACGTTTTCGACTATGGTGATATAGTTACCATTTATAACAATGGTACAACTACTACTAACTTACTAATCAACCAAGGTACTAGTTTAACCATGAAATTCCCGCAAGGCGGAACAACAGGTGGGAGGATACTAGCTGGTCAGGCTAATACTGGTAATATTTGTACTGTTGTATTCCTTGGCCCAACTGTTTGTGTAATTTCTGGAGAGGGCTTATCGTAATGTTAATATCAATGATAGGCCGTAGACAACATTCATACTCAGCACGTAATCCACCTCCTACCATAGAATACGCCATGGCAGGTGGTGGCGCCGGTAGCTATGGTGCATGGGGTGGTGGAGGCGGCGCGGGAGAACTATTGACAGACACTAACTATAGTATAACCCCACTTGCAGTATATTATATGATGATTGGTGGTGGAGGCTTTGGCGAAGGCAACCCTTCAGGAATTTATAATTACTCGACTGGTTCCTGGGAAGTTTATATACGTGGTGGTAAGCAAGGAACCAGTTATGGTTATACTGGTACGAGTTCCAACGCTAGTAGATATGGTTACTATGGCTGCGGCGGAGGCGGCGCCATGGCACCTTATTATAATGCCCCAGCCAGTCTAGGTAGACCTCCTGGAGTGCAGCACTTTGGCCTCACCCCAAGCCCTTTAGTATCTAGCGGTAATACAAACCCTAGGGCTAGTTGGGGTAGGAACGGAGATAGCCCCACAACTATGAATCTAGCTGGAGGTGGCGGCGGCGCAAGTTTAAAAGGTACAACTACTCAGATTACTAGTCCTGATGGAGTTGATGGAGAAGATATAGCTGGCATACATGGAACTAGCCTTTATTTATGTGGCGGTGGCGGTGGAGCCGGTTATAATACAAACGGTGGCGCTGGCGGTAACGGAGGAGGCGGTAGAGCTAATTACGGCCAATACTCTAGCAACGGCACTAATGGTACCGCCAATACAGGTGGTGGCGGTAGTGGTAATGGCCAATACGGCGGCTCTGGTGTAATAGTTCTAGCTTATCCGAACACATACGATAAAATTAGCTGGTGCAGTAGTTATAGTGCATTAAACTTAAGTACCACCTCAAGAGCTGGTTACTATGTTTATACTATTTTAGGTACAGTAAATCTTACATTCTAGAAAATAATTATGGGACATTATGCGATTATAGAGGATGATAACTCAGTAGAATTTGTCATTACACATGACGGTGAAGATGGTGAAGAAACGGAAAAAGAAATAAGTGACTTCTTCAAGAAAAAAGTACTGAGGACCAGCTATAATACAGAAGGTAATAAACATAGTGTTTCTGGTAAAACCCCATTTAGAGGTAACTATGCAACCATAGGAGGAACGTATGATCCTGATAAGGATGTATTCATAAGCCCTAAACCTTTTGAATCGTGGGTATTAAACAGTACAAATCATACATGGGAAGCACCAGTTCCGCACGGAGATCCGGAGGATGGATTATGGATGTGGTCGGAAGTGGACGAAGATCCAATAAAAAAAGGTTGGAATTTAATGGCCACTGAATAATGGAACCGCCTATCTTTCCTTCTATAAATCTACCAACTCAGATTCTACCTGAACCTCCTAAACTCCCTGAGCCTATCCTAAACGTCCCTACAGCGGACGTTCCTAGCTATTTACCCATGATACTGCCTCCAGAGGGTTTAACACCTCCTATAGGCGTTCCTAGGGAGGGTGAGGAGGACATAAGGGAGGAGCCAGAGGCACAGAAGGAAAACCCTTTACCAGAAGTACGCAAGATAAATATCCCCTGGACAGACGTAGAAATACCAGTTCCAAGAGAGGAGATTGTAGCAACTGCGGCAACTACTGCTGCAGTTTCTGTAGTAGCCACTTTAACGGCTACTTCTATGTTTAACTATCTAGTTAAGATATTAAAACCTGTATTTATGCAGGTAGTAAAACGTATTCAAAAGAAACTTGGAAAAAACGGAGACACCAAAATCGAAGAACGTCCTAGCGAAACTTAAGGAAGGACTAGATGACAAGGAAGAGCAACTAGAGATCCTATCTACATTTGTTAGATTAGGTGTAGTTGTATGGGCAGGCTTTATTATCAGCCTTAATTACGTTGAAATACCCGGATTAGGAGAGCAGACACCCAAAGATATAACCTTTATAGCCAGTATTTTTACTGGTACACTGGCAACCTTCGGCATTCAACCTTCTAACAGAAATGGCAAAAAAGATGAATAAACTATGGCTAATTCCACTTCTTCTACTCATTCCTTCAGCAGCAAGGGCAAATCAAGTATCACCTCAGTTCACCCAAGGATCAATGCAAGCTACGACAATTACGACACAAGTAATAACAGAAGTCGTAGATCAAGAAATATTTGGTGGTACTTACAACAGTTGGTCAGGAACCAACGTAATACCCAGTGGGAACATAGTAGACCCACAAACAAGTTACACAGTACACACAGCAGGAGAGCAGTTTCAGATAGAGACTGTAACACGTCCAGCAGGTGTAGTAGAGCAGATCGACATCGATCGAAGTATTACAACAAACTCCACTACTACCTCGCTTTCAGTCTTCTCGCAGTAAACCCTGTAATGGCTGATGATGTATATAACACAGCAGCTCCTGAGTCGACTGCAACTGGCAACGTGACGAACCAAGCAGTGCAGTTCCAGAACAACGGTGCTCCTTCTAGGCAGCACTATGGAGGTGGAATCGTTTGTAACGGTTCTACTTTAACTTTAACGCCTTTCTACATGGGGAATGATACTATTCCTATGGATCCAGATAGTTACGTAACAAGTAACAACTGGGGAGGGCAACTTAGCTTTATGGTCCCTTTAGACTTCTCTACTGTTAGACGTTGTAAATCTATAGCTAAACGGCAAGAAGAGAAGCTAAGATTAGATTATGAATTAGTAAGAGCGCTTAAATGTGCAGAATTACAACAGAAAGGGTTTACATTTAGACCTGGTTCTCGTGTAGAGCATCTATGTAATGATGTTGTACCGATAGCATTATTAAACAAACAAACAACACAAACACCATGAGTACATTATCTAGACTACGTGAAGAATCAGCTAAGAAAGCGGCCGAAGCGGCTGCTAAGCCTGCTAAGAAAGCGGCACCAAAAGCAACCAAGAAAACACCTAAAGAGACTAAGTAATGGAACTATTATTTCTATCCGAGCCCGCATTTTGGGTGATTGTAGCACTAGCATCAGAACTGATTGCTTTATCTCCATTAAAGGAGAATAGCGTCATCCAAAGTGTACAAACTCTACTCAATAAACTAAAGCCGAGCGATGAGCCGGAACGTAATGACTAAAAAAGCTTCAGAAGAAACGTTTAACGAATTACACAATCTAGTCACAGAAGAATTCCTTAAAAGGGTCAAGAGTGGTGAAGCTACGGCTCACGAACTTAAAGCCGCTTGTGATTGGCTAGTAAAGAATGATATTAGTGGAGTCGCTTACGAGGGAAATCCGCTACACAAACTGGCATCAGTAATGCCAAACGTCGACCCAGAACTTGTCCAACGGAGGCTGTATGGCAGCAAAGTACGCTAATGGCAACAACAAATCACAACAAAAAGCCTATAATAAGACGGCCAAAGGGAAAAAGCTTAGGGTCGATGCTAACAGAGCTAATCGAAAACTTGGTACCTACGGAAACAGAGACGGAAAAGATGCGTCCCATACCGGTCCCGGTAAAGCAAAACTAGAGAGTCCATCTAAGAATAGAGCACGCCCACGTAAGGGTAAGAAGTATGCCCCAGGTAATGGGCTTAAGATAAGGGGGTAGAGATGTCAGATAAGGCTATAGAAACTCTAAGAGAGTACAAGAGACAAAGTGGTAACACTCCACTTGGTAAGATACCAGCCGTAAATCGTAAATTCCAATTGAATGAGCTAATAGGGCCAGTCATACGTTGGGGTAGGGATTTAAGTGACGCTAAACTGTGGCCTGAAGGTAAATCTTTAGAGGGCTTTCTTAACTGGATGAAAGACTCATTCAAGCAAGCTCAGACAGCTGCTGCACAGAAGTCTTCAGAAACTGGCATACCATACGCTGCAGGGCATGGTAGGGGCGCTCAAGCTGATGCAAGTAATGTGCCATCAAATTTAGCACCACAGCCTGCACCACGTAGGAATATAGACAACCCACTCAGTTCAACTGGTTATAAAATTCATACAAATGAAGCGCAATTCTTCGGTAGACAGGATGTTGACCATGATATGTACGATAACCCTAGAAATCAACTTGCAGCATTCAGAGAGTATCTAACAGAAGATGGTCAATGGCGTAAGATGACGCCTGATCAGCAAGAACGTTTTCTATTTACAGATGAACGTGCTGATGTATATATGCAGGAGTTTGAAGCCAAAGCACAGGCTGAAGGTATTAAACAACGATATGACGATGAAACCGCTAGAGGACAAGCAGAGTTAGATCGAGAACAAGCTTTAGATCCTAGAACAGGTTTAATGCCTAGAAGAGGCGGCTTAATAAACAATATAATCGGCCTAATTCCACCTGCAGCCGCCGCAAGAGATTTGATGATTTTCGGACAGGATGTAAATGAAGCACGTCAAAATGCTAATGCATTAAGTACATTCAACGCTGTTATGAGTGGATTACAGTCAGCAGCAAGCATTGCTGAGTTGGTTCCACATCCACAAATTAAAGCAGGTGGTAAGTTACTTGGATGGCCATTAGATTTCGTTCAACAAGCAGTAAATGATAACTATAATTATCAGCAACTAACAGCGCAACCTGCAGAGCTTCCAGAACCTACTATTACCCAGAATACAGATCGTGGATTTGGTTATATAGGTGATCAGTTACAACAAGCCTATGAAAACCTTATATATGGAGATAAAGATACATCAGCATACGATAGACTACTAGATGAGCAGCATAGATCCGCACAGCAAGAAGCACAACTACTAAAACAAGGTTACAACGCAGAAGAATGACCATTTCAACCCAAGCAATGACAGCAGCTGGGGAGGGCTTTAGTTACTCCCGTAAGGCTGCACCACCCAGTTCCTTCGGACCTATGAAGGTGGTAAAATATGAACCATTCACAGATGAAGAGATAGCGCAGTTAGATGCGCTTATCAAGAAGAACTTAAACGAACTATTTGAACCATTATGACAAAACCTAAGATGCCACCGAGGAGAAGTCGTGAAGCTTTCACAACTCTAAAAGGTGGTGAGAAGAAGGATCCTAATAGATCTATTAGTAGAGCTTTTGAATCAAGTGCTGGTAAACCCAGCGATGCACCTAGTAGTGGTGCAGTGTTTACATCTGATTAACAACTATGTACAGTGTACCACAGAGACCAGCAAAACCAGAAAAGAAAACCTCAGATAAAGAGGATATATTACAATCCTTTGAAGAAGGTATGTTAGGTAAGTTACCAATAATAAGGCAAGCTATACAAGCAGTAAGAGCATATAATGCGAAGTTAAAGGAACAACAAGAAATTATAGATCAAGTGCGGGTTAAATGACAGACGTACTTACCGCCCTACAAGACGACTTCAAACTATTCCTACAAGCATTATGGGAACAACTTGACTTACCTAGTCCAACACGAGCACAGTATTCAATTGCTGACTACCTACAGAGTGGTCCGAAGCGTCTCCAGATCCAAGCCTTCCGTGGTGTTGGTAAATCTTGGATTACTGGAGCGTTTGTGCTTTGGACTCTGTTTAAAGATCCCGAACGAAAGATAATGATTATATCCGCCTCTAAAGAACGGGCGGATAACATGTCCATTTTCCTACAGAAACTAATCATCGAAACCCCATGGCTGAATCACTTGCAACCCAAATCGGACGAATCCAGATGGTCGCGTATAAGCTTCGACGTAAACTGTTCACCTCACCAGGCTCCAAGCGTAAAGTCGGTGGGCATCACTGGACAGCTCACGGGAAGTCGGGCAGACCTAATGATTCTGGACGACATCGAAGTTCCTGGTAATTCAATGACAGAGATGATGCGTGAAAAACTACTTCAATTATGTACTGAAGCTGAATCCATCCTCACGCCAAAAAATGATAGCCGTATTATGTATCTCGGGACTCCTCAGACTACTTTTACTATTTATCGTAAGCTGGCTGAGCGTAACTATAGACCCTTTGTCTGGCCGAGTAGATA